GGCTTCGCCGGCGGTCAGGCGCCCGCGCAAATAGGCGAGATCGGCCGGGCCGCGCGCCACGCCCGCATCGGCATGACTGCCGGAATCGCGCCAGTCCGAGAGCGGCGGATAGAAGTCGATGCCGATCGCGCCGATGGCCGGCGAGGCCCAGAGGGTATCGAGCGGGAAGTCGACATCCTGCCCGCCGTCGCGGACATCGGCGCCATATTCGGTCCAGTCGGCGGCATAGGTCAGGACGGCGCCCGGCAGCATGGTCCTGACATCGGCGGCGATGGCGCCGAGATGGTCCGCCATGGGATAGCCGGCGCCGCCGCGCAGATGCGTCAGCCCGACCATCTCGGAGCCGACGACGAAGCCCTCCACCCCGCCGGCGATCTGGGCGAGCGCAGCGCAATGCATCACGAGGCGGCGATAGGACCATTCGTCCGGCTTGGCGCAGGTGACGACCCAATCCGCCACGGCGATATCGGCCGGGCCGACCGTACCGACGAAGGAGGCGATCTGCGCCGCCGCGCCCGCGCCGCCCTCCGGACTTCCCGAACGGCCCGGCGCCGGATCGCAGGTGATGCGCCCGCGCCAGGGATAGCGCGGCTGGCTGGCAGCCCCCGACCAGGGATCAGGCAGGGCGTTGCCGGCCGGAATGTCCATCATCAGGAAGGGATAGAGCACGACCTCGAGCCCGTAATCGACGCGCAGGCGCCGGATCAGCGCGATCACGCTCTCGTCGGAGGGCGTGCCGCCGAAGGCGGGCCGGCCATTGACCTGGCTGACGATGCGGGCGCTGAAGCGCGTCAGCCCCGCGACCGACCAGAACGCGCCCGCCGTCGGCTTCTGCACGATCTCGGCCCGGGGCGCGACGCTGCAGCTGCCGGCGCGCAGATCATCGCCGAACCAGGTCACGACCAGCGAGACGCGGCGCAGATTCGGGCAGAGCGCCAGGAGATGGCCGAGCGCGGTATCGGCATCGCTGCCGCCGTAGAGCTGGTGGCGCGTCAGGCTTTCGCTGACGCCGGGCTCGGGCTCGTGGTTGACCGGGCGGACGTCGTAGACGAACTCGCCGGCGCCCGGCGTCAGCGCCACGGCCCGGATCATGCCGCCCAGCCCCTCGACGGCCCGCACGACCTCGAAATCGAACTGCGGCACGCGGTTGCCGTAATCGGCGAGCGGGAAGCGCTCGAACACGACATAGGCGAGCCCGCGATAGGCCGGCGCCTCGCCCGCCTCCTTCGCCGCGATCAGCGGATCGGGCGCCTGCGTCTCGTAGCCGTGGTGGACGCGCATCGTCACGGTCTGGACGTCGAGCTCGCGCCCGTCGACCCAGATGCGCCGGATGAAGGCGATCGGCCCTTCGCACAGGCCGATGGCGAGATTGGCGTGGTAGCTGTAGGTCGTCTCGTAGGTCTTGGTCGAGCGCCCGCCCTTGCCGCCGCTCTTGGTGCGCGTGATCGCGAGGGTGACCACTTCCTCGAAGCGCGTCGCCCAGATCAATTGCCCGCCGAGCCGCGCGCGACCGTAGACGCGCGGGATCGCGGCGCCCTCCGTCGCGGCGAGCCCGTTCACCTCCTTCAGGCGCGGCCCGTCGACGATCTTGTTGCCGCCGCCGGAGCCGCCGAGCCAGGCCTGGTCGATGCTCGCCCCGGCGAGCCCGCCGAGCGCCTGGCCGATGGCGCCCCCGACCGGCCCGCCCAGCGCCGTGCCGAGCGCGGCACCTGCAACCTGGAGAAGAAGCGTCGCCATCAGTCCGTCACTCCGGGAAAGGAAAAGGCATGGCTGAGATGGCGCCGCCACCAGGGGGTGAAGGCGACCTCGGCGACGGCGGCGCCGTCATGAGCATGGATGATGGCCTCAGGGCCCGACAGGATCGCGCAATGCTTGGCCGGCAGATGCTCGCGCCAGCGGAAGAGCAGCACATCGCCCGGCCGCACATCCGTCACGGGAAGCGGGCGCAGATGGCGTGCGGCCGCCAGCGCCAGCGTCTCCTGCCCGAGGCTTTCGGCCCAGCTCGGCGAATAGGGCGGCGGCGGCTCGGGCTCGGCGCCGCAAAGCTCGCGCCAGACGCCGCGCACCAGCCCGAGGCAATCGCAGCCGACGCCGCGGAGCGACGCCTGATGGTGATAGGGCGTGCCGAGCCAGAGCCGGGCCGCATCGACGATCTCGGCCCGCCTCATCGGAACAGGCTCCCGCCATCGAGCGAGCCGTCACCCGGGCGGACGCCGCCAATGATGAAATCATTGGTCGGCATATGCGGAAAGCCGCGGAAATTGATGCCGTTGCCGAATTTGGCGCGGCAGGTCGCGAAGCTCTTGTCGCAGCCGGGCGTGACGCTGAAGCCGTCGCCGGGCAGGATCGCCGCCGCCGGCGCCTGCCAGAGCTGGAACAGCGCGCGTGCGCCCTCGCGGCCGTGCCGCTTGACCTCGGTGGCGAAGCCCGTATTGGCGCCGCCGGTGAAGGTGAGCCGGCCGCCGGTGAAATACCCGTCCGGATAGGAGCCCAAGCCCTCGGCCGAGAGCGAAAGGCGGCCGTCGCCCTCGCTCACGACGGCCTCGGTCGGGCTGATGTCGCGGGCCGAGAGCCTGCCCGCGACGAAGCGCTCGCCCAGCGCCGGCAGGCTGTCGACCGCGAAGGCGTGCTCGAGCTCGGCGAGCGCGCCGAGCGTCAGGCGCATCGGCAGGCTTTCGCCTGCGACCATGAGCGCGGTCTCGCCGCGATGACGGTTGACCATGGCCATCTCCTCAGGGCGCCGCGAACGCGAGAATCCCGGCGGATTCGAGCGAGAGGTCGAAGGTGACCTCGCCGGCATGGTCGCCGCGATATTCCAGTCCCGTGATCTGGAAAGCGCCCGAGATCGTGCCGAAATCCGGCACGACGACCTGCCACTCCAGGATCGTCCCCTCGAAGAAGCTCCGGCGGACCAGCGTGTCGGACGCCTCGTCCTTGAAGATGCCGGCGCCGCTGATGCTGGCCCGGCGTACGCCTGCACCCGCCAGCAATTCGCGCCAGCGCCCGGCCGATTCCGAATGCGTCACGTCGACGGTCTCGGCGTTGAAGGCGATCTGGCGCGCCCTCAGGCCCGCGACCGTGACGAATGCGCCTTCGCCATCCGCCGCCTTGAGCAGCAGATCCTTGCCCTTCTGTGCCGCCATGCGGCTTCTCCTTTTTCAGCTAGAGCGTTTCGGTCACGGCGCGGAAGCGGATCGCCACGGAGGGGAGCCCCTTGCGCGCCTCGCGGGCGAGCCGGCTGGTGAGCCAGCGCAGATTGATCAGCGCGTGCCCGTCCAAGGCGAGATCGGCTTCGTCGAGCGCCGCGACGATCAGGCCCGCCGCCTCCAGCGCCCGGCGCGACGAGCCGCTCTCGGCCGCCCAGACGACGAGCATGAATTCCTGCTCGCAGCCCCGGCCGCAGCCGGTCGACCAGTCGCGCGCCTCGACCTCGCCATGGACGACGTAGAGCCCGGAGGCTGCGCGCGGCGCCTCGTCGAAGACGCGGTCGGGCCCGATCATCGCCGCGAGGGCCGCATCAGCGGCGAGGCGCGCCTGCACGGCGGCGCGAAGGGCGAGGATGGGATCGCTCACGGCACAACCTCCTCGACCAGGCAGACGAGCCGCCGACGCGACCCGTCCGGATCGGCGGCGGAGCGGATGTCGAACAGGCGATCGCCGTCGCGCAGGCGCCGGCCAGCATCGACATCGCCGCGCCAGCGCATGGTGACGCGATAGTCGCGGGCCTGCTCCGGCCGCCCCCGGCGCCAGGATTCGGCGCCGGAAAGCCATTCGACCTCGGCCCAGAGCGCCGCCACCGTCTCGAAGGTCTGCGTCGCACCGCCGAGCCCGTCGGGCGATGCGACCGGCGCCTCGAGGACGAGGCGGCGCCGCAAGCGGCCGATGGCGGCAGGTTCCCCGGCCATCTCAAAGCCTCCCGCGGCGAAACGGCGCCACCAGCGCGGCGATCGCCGCCGGCAGGGCCTGGGCGTCGCGCCCGGCGACATCGCCGCGCTGCTCGAACCAGCGGGCGGCGAGCCGCAGCACCGCCTGCCGCAGCGGCGCCGGCACGGCGGCGGCCGTCGCGCCGAATCCGGCGGCGACGTCGATCTCGATCGCACCATGGCTGCGGCCGATCTCGGGCACCTCCCCCGTCACGCGGATGAGCGGAGGGTCGGCGGCCACGTCCAGCGTGAGCGAGGCGGGCGCTACGGCTTGAGCCTCGCCCAGCACGTCGTAGACGCGCGCCGCCTCGATCCGGATCAGGGGCGAGAGCGGCAGGCGGATCTCGCCGCCGGCCGGCCAGCGGTCGAGCACGATGCGCCAGGGCTGCTCGATCAGGCAGCGGCCGGCTTGCGCCTCGATCATCAGCCTGGCGGCGGTGATGAGGGTCGTCAGCAGGGCGTCCTCGTCGGTCTGGTCGAGGCGCAGGAACTGGCGCGTCTCGGCGAGCGTCACCGGCTCCATCGCCGGCGGTGCCAGGGCAAGCGGCGTCAT